CCAGGTTGGCCTTCAACTGGGTATCCACCACCGTGCTAACCTCACCCCCAGCCGCGACCAACTGGGTGTATTGATTCTGCTGATACGCTGCCGTTCCAGCGGCGACGTCTAACGTGAGATTCTGCTGCGCAAAACCCGCGCCAACCGTATTCTTCAATGCTGATACATTCGCAGTCATCTGGGTGCTTGCGGTCAATAACGCCATCGTCTTTTCAAGTGCTCTAATCGCGGTGACTGTTGCATTTCCGCCAGTGCCTTCAATCGTGGACTTTGTGAGCTTGTCTGTTATATCCCGAGCGTCGGCAGCGGTTACATTGCCTTTAATCGTGGACTGTGCAAGTGCGTTTGTTATGTCACGAGCATCAACAGCGGTTACATTGCCAGCGACTGCTGCTTCGCGCACCATATTATTGATAATGTTCCCTGCTTGAGCAGTCATCACGCCCAAAGCAACACTATCCTTAATAGCTTTTTCTATCTCATTGGCTTCGTTGTATGTCACAATCCCATCCGCTAAAGCTGCATTGGTGACATTGATTGCATCATTCCCTGCCCCGGCTATTGTGTTGCTATCAATCATCAATCCACGCACCATATCAGCGATGTCATTCCCTGCTTGAGCAGTCATTGTGCCTAAGGCAACGCTTGCCTCAATAGCGCGGTCTATCTCATTGGCTTCACCAAACGTCACAATCCCATCCGCTAAAGCGGCATTGGTGACACCAACCGCGACATTCCCTGACTGGATTCCGATACTTATATCCCGCAAATAACCGTTCGCTACTTGAGCCTCGGTTAGTTGTAGTTCTGTGTCGGAAACTGTTGCGTCAAGCGTGGATGCCGTCGCATTCAGCGCAGTCTGCACTTGCATCACAACCCGTGCATATTCAAGTGCCGAATCTGCTCCAGTCCTTGCTTGCGCAAGGTAGCCGGTAGCTGCTCCCTGCAACTTGCCTTGTGCTGTGATGTCACCCTGTGCGGCAAGAGCATTGAGGTTCTCGAATGTCGCTTTCAAACCTATCTGCGTAGAACCCGATAATCCTGCGGAAAACTCACGGATGCTCTCGGCTGTGCTGCGTAATGCGTTCTTGGCATCCACGGCTGATCTAAATTGTGCGCGCGCAACATCTTCTAATGATTTCACATACGCATTGGCCGCATTGATCTGAGCAGTCACGCGTTCTGCCGTATCAACAAGCGTCTCACCTTCCAGTCGGAATTCTTCCAGCGCAGGGACAAGTTGCCGGCCAATTCCATTGGCAAGATCGTTTACGTCCGAAACAAAATACTTCATCGGGACGGTTGTATCGCCAACCGCTTTCCCGTAAGCAACAAACACTTGTCGAACACTTTCAGCATCAGATGCAATGCGCCGTCGCATGGCCTCGGATATAGCCGCATAATCTGTGCCTTTAGAATCAAATCCAAACCATCCGCCGTCCACTTTCCAGTCTTGCGCCATCTGCGCATTGACGCTGGTTGAACCTACCGTCCCCTCAAGCCGTGCCGCGCCAACATTCTCACGGGAATTGCCCAAACCAAATCCGTATTTAGCAACCAGTAACCCCACTACCACCGGTGCGGCGGCTGATGCAGCAAAACCAAGCGCGGATGCGTAACTACCGCTAGACATCGCTGCGGCAGCGTACTCTGCACTCGCAGACATCCCCACTTCACTACCGACAGCGAAAGCAGACCCAAACACCGTACTTGCAGCAGCACTACTCGCCATGCTGCTCGCCATGCTGCTCGCCGTGCTGCCCGCCATTGCCGTGCCGGAAGCGCCAGCTCCTCCTGCTCCACTTATATTGATGATCCACTTCTTCGCGGTCATTGAATACAGCCAATCAAAGAACGTGTTCTTAAACGTTTCTTTTAGGCGCTGCGCCGTGTTCTTCCCGCCATCCATAATACTCACAAACGTGTCATGCGCAGTCTGATCGATGGACCTCCACATATCAATGCTGGCTTTTTTCTCCGCGTCGATTGCTTCCTGTATTGCTTTCCGTCCAGCATTGTCAACCATCGCGGTGCGTTGGGATTGCCGCGCCTTGATGTTATTGCGCAACGCCTCGGATTCTATAGTGCAAGCATTTGCAGCGTCCAGCACGGCGAGCCGCTCAATTTCGATCTGGGTCACATGGTCGTAACGCGCCAGTCGCAGGACTTCGATTTCCTTTGAGGTATTGCCGATTTCTGCGGTCTCGAAACGCATTTGTTCAGTGCTTTGGATAACCGCTTCGGTCGAGCTGTCCAGCGTTTTTGCGCGGCTTTCTTCTGCTTCACGAACAGCGTCCAACCTGTCTTTTTCAAGCTGTAGCGCATCGACCTTATTTAACGCCGCTTCCGCCGCTTTGATCTGCGCGGATGATGCATTGAGTGTCGCCAATTCGTATACCCTGCTCTGGGTGGTTGTCATGCCGAATGTCGCGGCTTCCTTTTCGAGGGAGGCGATCATAGTGGTAATTGATTTTTGCTGAGCGACTAAGGCAGATTTTACTTTATCCGAGGCGGCAGCAGATTTTTCATCAGCGGCAACCTTCGCGCGCGATGCTATGCCGTGCTTGATTGCGGCTTCTTCGTCATATTTTGAAACGGCATTAACGACCTTTCCATGATTTAACATTCTCTCAGAGAATGCATCAATCGCTTTACGTCCAGCTTCGGCGTCTTTGATCATTTCCTTGCGTATCGCGGCCGCGCCTGCGAAATCGCCGTGCAGCACAGCGGCAACCTGCGCGGCGATGCCGCCTATCTCATTACCGATGGTGGTAAACACATAACCCACGTTCGCTGCCAACACGACAACGGTTTCATATACTGTTTTGAATGCGCCACCAAGTCCTACACCAATCCGGTCGATGTTACCCGCGCTTCCGAGCTTATCCATTTCCGCATTCGCCGCCTTAAGCGCATCAGTGTACTGGAACACAGCATCCGACAATGCGGGAAGGAACAATTTGCCGAGCTTGAGCTGTAGGTTTTCACTGTAACGGGTGAGCGAACTCATTGCTTTGCCTGCTGTGGTCATGGATTCTTCGTAAATCCCGGCGTAGTTCTTCGCTTCAGACAGCACTGCATTGGTGCGCGCTAAGGCCTTCTCTTGCCCAGTAAGGGCTTCAGTATTTTTGCCAAGCTCCTTCGCGAGCTTCGTGTAACTTTCCTCGAAGCTGACGTTAAGACCAAGCGTCCGCAACACCTCAATCTGACCAGACTTGATACCATGAATCATGCGGTTCATCGCTTCACTGGAATTAACATTTCCAACAACCGCAAGGTCTTGCGCCGCACGGCCTATCTCGGACGCTTTGGCAAGACTGATGTTGGCTGTTGCAAGTTGGGTTAGTGCGTCGCGGCTTTGCAACATTGAGATGCCATTCTTTTGCAGAGACTTGGAATACTTGTCCATCTGCGCGGAGGTGTATCCAGCATTGTTCCCCGCCACCTTCATTACAATGCCCATTGTCTCGTAGCGAGCAGCGAGCAGCGTTGCATCTTTTGCATACTGAAGGAGCTTGTATGCACCAAGTGCACCGGCTGCCACTTTCGCAGCGCGTGCAAGGATGTCCGTGGCTTTAGTGAGTGCGGTTGTTGATGCTTCCGCTTTACCGCCAGATTGCGCGAGCTGGTCGAGCGATTTCGCGCCCTTTCCAACTTCTGTGGAGTTGACCTTTAGATAAAGCGTAGCATCAGTCATTTCGTTTTCCTTTGCGCGTCAACCCATGCAGCGTCAACAGCACGCAGTGCTTTTCTCTCCCACAACTCCAGGGTGTTGCCGGTCGCCCATTGCCATGCAATCATTGAGGTGGCGGTGATGCGTGAAACTGACATACCTCCCTCCCTCTCTGCATTATTCATATCAACGAACCATATCCACAAGTGCCCTGCCAGCATCGGCAATTCCGGCAATTCCGCCAGCTGTCGCGGTTGCTTGCCGGTCTGTCGCCACGCGCTCTCCAGTTGAGCGCGCAGCGACTCTTTAGTCCCCTCAACAATGACGCCTAGTTCAAACTCTGCCCGTGCATATTCAACGAGTTGCTCGGTCAGAGTTTCATAAAATTTGCCGTCGCTTCAGATTGTTGAGTTACTTGCGCGGCAATCAGGGCGTTATTCTGGCAAAGGCGCAGTGCGTTTTCCGGCGTGAACGGCGCACTGATGCCGCAAAACCGCTCTTTCTGTTCTGCGGTCAATCCATCCACCTGCCCAGCACCGCGCCACCCGGCCAGTCGCACCGATGCGACGCGCTTGCCATATTCAACGTCCGATTCATAAGGCTCGAATTCAGCTTTGTTTTTCCCCACCCCGATCCTTTGATTGATCTCGCGTGCCGCAGCTTTGCGACGACGATCGTTTTGTAGCCGTGCAGTTTCCGCCATCACCCGTTCAGATTCGCCGCCGTACACAGATAGCCATACTCCTGTCGGCTCCCCTTGTTCGTTGACATATTCGAACTCGAATGCGGTTTCTCCCGCTTTCGTCGCGCTCAAATCATCCAGTGAAAATGCTTGTTTCTGTGTCATGGTATTTCCTTTCGCGGGTTAAAAGTATTGCCCCTTGCCCGACCGCGCTCCTGCGAAAGGAGACACGGGCGAGTAGGTTGCTCTTACACTCAGGCTGCCAAACCATCCTGGCAGGAGATGATGGTTTTCGCATTTGCCAGCGTTGGCCCGCCGTTGCCGTTGATCTCGGCGGTAAATGCGTAGGTGCGTACAATGCCGGTTTCTGAGGTGTCCTTGTCGTCACTGGTCAACTTGACCTTGCTCATCACGAAGCTCACGAACTCGCTGGCGTTGGTTTCATCCACCGCATCAACGACCGCAATGCTGATTGGCGTGCCCGCCTCAAAATAACCAGGCATCACTCCATCCTCATAGAAAGCGGTAATCTGGCCGGTCACTTTCAGAATTCTTCGTGTGACATCAGGGGCGATATTGGAGCCAAGCACCTGTCCAACCAGTGCCACGTTGCCGTCAATCTTGATGGTGGCGCCAGTCACGTTGCCTACCTGCGTGCCCTGTACGATCACCGCCCCTTTAATACCCTGCACGACTGCGGTTGTCGTCTCGGCAGTAGGTGTAGTCAACACCTGCGCCCCGCTGGAAGTGCGGTCACGTGCCACGGCATTGAATGCCACGGTGGTGTTACCGGTTGCGGGGATAGCAATATCAACCGAGCCGAATACCGTGTCGGTGAATAATTCAGACTGGGTGATGTCCGACTGATATTCTTCCACCGTCCAATAATCACTGGTTTGTGAGGTAATTGGAGCAGCGAGTTTCTTGCCATGAACCGTCACCGTGCAGGCTGTGATTGCTTCGAGCGTCAGAGCAGACGAATTGAGCGTAATGCCGGTGAATATCAGTTCGGAGGTGATGCCAATGACCAGGATGTTGTTGGCTTTGTTGCCCGCCGCGCCACCCGCCGCCGAAAGACGCACCACGTCCCCGATCTTTAGTCCATTGGTCAGGAAATTTGGGGTTGCTGCGGACGCGGTGAAGGTGTACAGGGCAGCAGTTCCTGAAATCGTGATGGTGGACGCAGCGAAAGCCGATACCGCTGCAAACGTGCCACGAAGCAACGAAGCAAGCAGGGTCGAGTACGTGTTGCCGGACAGCAGGCCGTTGAGCGTGAACGATGCACTGCGCCCGCCCATCGTCACACCGGTGGATTGCTGGTGACTGGTGATTTCATTGTTCTCGTAGGTGGCAATCGCCAACTTACCGCTGGATGTTTCCCGGCGAAGCGCCTGCCCACCCGTCCCGGAGCGCGGAACCCCGAGGCCGGTTTGCTTGTAAACTGCCAAAACTTTGCCACTTTCACGTGCGATGGTCATGATCATTCTCCTTTGATGGAATCAATCGGCGCGTCGGCAACCTTACCGCGCCATGTTTGCTTGACGGCAGGTTGCGCCGGTTCTTTCGGGTTCGTGAGGAATGCGAGGGATTGCCGAAGCCACTTATCCGCATCGGCATCGCTTAACACCACTTCACTACCATCCTGTCTATATAGTTTTTTCATGCTGTCTCCTATCCGTTAACCTGTGCTACAAACTTAATCTTCACAATCACCGCGTATCGGTCGCCCTCGACCCCACCCGGCGCGATCTCCGGGGTTTCAGTCACCATCGTGGTAATCCCTCCGCTGACGAAGGTGCTGCCGCGCTTGAACGTCGTGCGGAGCAACATTGCCCTCGCTGCAATCGTCGCGGTTCCGACCGACAGCGGATATTGCAATTTCACTTGCATGTAACCCGTCTCCTGGTAGCGGTCGCCCATCTCACGGTTGCTAGGCGTTGCGAACAGCATATGAACCTGCTGATACGGCGTTCCTGCTACCGGCACGAATGGCACATTCTCGAATGCGGTGCTCAACGCCGGACTCATGCCGTTCAAAGCAGTCTCAAGCGCAGCGCGGATCGCAACGTCACTCATGCTCTAAACCCATACTTGTGCAGCACGCCAACCACTGTCTGCATAGCGAGACCATAGATGCCCTGCGGTGCTTGCGTGGAATGTCCGTTTTCCAAAGCCATCGCATACGGAACCCTATTCGCTATATAGTGCACCCCCGCTGCCGGTGAAGAATAAATGCCTGCCTTTGCAATTGCCGTTGAGCTTGATCCGCTTGGGTCTTCGCCTTCAACCTCACTGTCCGGCAAGCTGCCGAAGTTGTATTGGTTGTTGATGCGGAAATGTCCGCCGATATAGCCTTCGGGCTTCGGAGGCAGTCCGCGTGTCGCCCTATCCATGTTGCTCGCCCATAATTCCCTGTTGCCAACCGGCGACCGGCGGTCCACCTCACCATGCAATTCCGTCACCACCTCGCGCACAGCGTTATCAATGCTCAACTTGCGAGCATTGGCGAAGGCGGTTATGTCGGCGGAGAAGGTCATCTTACTTTTTCGGCTTCACGCGACGCGAAACCTTGTTATAAAGCGCATCAAATTTTCGCTGCCCTGTGCCAGTTCTAGTCAACGCGTTCAAGGCGCTGCGTTTGCTACGTGCAAGAACCGAGCCATCGCTCAATGGCGTACGCCGGCGAAATGGTCTCGCGCCGCTTCCGCTGCGCAACGATGATGTGCGTTGCGCCACACCAAACATACTGTCTACGCGCTTTGCCCCTTGCGTTGTGCTTTTGCCGCCAAAAGCTACACCCCTTGCGTTCTTGCGCGTCGTTGCCCGCGCAATACGATGTCCGCCGCCCTT